TTATATAATGTCAAAGGCGACCACTAATTTTGCAGGTTTGAATGGATTTGTTTGGTGGATGGGTGTTGTTAAAAATAGAGCTGATCCATTGGGTTTAGGAAGATGTAAAGTTAGAATATTTGGATGGCACACAGATAATGTTACTCTGATTCCTGATGCGGATTTACCTTGGGCTACACCAATGAACGCCATAAATACTTCAAAAACATTTGGTGCACCTGAACTCAATGATTGGGTTGTTGGTTTCTTTTTGGATGGAGAGAGTGGCCAATTTCCTGTGATGATGGGTGTATTGCCTGGAATAACACCAGAACAAAAAGCTGGTTATTCAACTTAAAAGGATAAATTATGGCCATTCAAGCTGAACTCTCATTGGATTATGTTAATTATAAACCAGCAACTGGACCAACACTGGAGATGAATCCTAATCCAAATGCATCAAATGGCCTTTATGTATCAGATTATGGAAGACCTGCACAATGGTCATGGGGTGGTTCGTTTTCAACCAAAGGTGTTCAAACTTCCCCCGGTATTGCTAGAGGTGCATTGATTAACACCGGTGTTTATATTACTAACAGTCAAGTTGCACACGTTTGTGATTTTAAATTTAGATTAAATGCAAATTTATCTTTGACTGCTTTAGTTCCAAATGCGGGAATATTATTGGGTGCAATTAAAAATGGTAAAAATGCTGCGTCTGCTGCAATTCGCACAGCAATAACAAGATTAAATCAATTATTCAGAACTGCAATCAATGCAATTTTAGCCGGACTTAATGCTGATGTGACTGGAACTTTTTCAATAAATTTCGCTTATTTTAAAGATAAAGTGAGACAAATTAATCAATATTTAAAAATTGCAGCTCAAGTTGTAGCCGATGTTGCCATGGTTTATTATATATTACAACAATTAAATGAAATTACAGCTTGGATAAACTCATTACCTGACCAAGTGAAAAAAATATTAGAAGATTGCGTATTAAATTTTAAATCAGGAATAGCTTCTGTTGGTGCGGCGTTTGCCAATGGTTTGGCCGGAACAGAAGCTAGTCTCACAGCAGCTTACTTGAATGAAAATGAAGCACCACAACCAACAACTATAACAACATATGTAACTGATCCACTAAATGCAAATATAGACAATCTTAGTGCATCAATTAATGCTGGAATAGAATCTGGTAAAGAGGCCGCAGGTAAATGGTTCTCAGGTGATTCAGTTACTAAAGGTAAACCATAATTGGAAGTTTATAATGACAATTAAAAAACCAGATTATTTTAACGCATGGACAGAACCCGAATCAGCGGCAAATACAAGTATTAACCCGTTGACAAAGGTGGCGGATTATCAACCAATTTATCCTTTTAATAATGCAACACAAACTCCTAGTGGCCATGCATTTGAAATGGATGACACTCCAACAAGGGAGAGAGTTAGGTTGCAACACCGTACAGGTACATTTATTGAAATGCATCCTAATGGTGATGAGGTGCATAAGGTCTATGGTGATGGATATGAAATAACAATCAAAGATAAAAACATACTCATTAATGGAAACATGAACATTACCGTTTTAGGTGATGCGAACATTTATACGCAAGGCAATGTTAATGAACAAATTGATGGTAATTATGAATTACATGTTAAAGGTAATTATACTACAGTAGTGGAAGGTTTGACCAGTTTTGTTTCACAAGGCGATATGGATATTAAAGCTGGTGGCGCACTAGGTGGTGGTATAAATCTTGTTCCAGGTGAATATGTGAATGTTCTTGGAGATATAAGGTCTGAGGGTTCAATAACAGGCAACTATATTTTTTCTTCAGGTCGAGTGGATTGTATATCTGGTATGTCCGCTTCATTTGGTGGTTTTGCAACACCTGGAGGTGGTATTTCCGTTGGAACAGGTGTGCCATTTCCTGGCCAAATTTCTAGTTTGGGTCCAATCAATTCTTTAGTTTCAATGTCTGCGCCATTATCATCATCTGCAATATCAACTTCTTTCTTTGCGAAAGATATTATCAATGGAATTTTACGAAATTTACAATCTCATATTGCACCGAATGGACCAACAAGTCCACCAACAAGACCAGAAATTACAGCTTAAGGATATATTATGAGTATTTATGGAAGATTAGGGTTCAATTCAACAGACCCAACAACCAACGCGACAGTTACAACCGACAGTAGTGCCGTTGCAAACAATTTGGCATTTATGCCACAATTATTGAATGCATGGCAAACCGAAGACATTTCCACATCCAATACTGGTGGTTATTTTGTCAATCCTGTGGCACCATTAACTATAACGATAACATCTGCACTCAATTCAATAAATGCTGCAACATTGGCTATCAATGTTCAATCCACTATATCTTCTACAGTCACACAAGCTTTGCGTGATTTAGGCAATACAGCCGTTGGTGCAGTAGGTACAGTAAACAATTACTTGTATGTTACTAATAGACAATCCAATGTTGTTGATCCGGGAAGTGATGTGACTACAGTTCATTACAGAATGGCAATAGGATATGGTAAAATATTGTCCTATATCACATATCAATCTGATGGCGTGCAAAATAATTCACCTATTATGGGTAATTTTACTAGTATAACTTTAGGTAATACATTAAGTACACTTAGTAACACATTGTCCTCACAACAAATTACACTTTCAAATAGTATTACGATGGGTACACCAAATACTTCTAATTTAACTTTGGCGCAAACACAAGCAATAAGTAGCACTATAGGATCCATCACTTCTTTGATGACAACTTATACTACACAAGATAATGCATTCTTTACAAATTCAGCGGCTGTTATAGCTGATTATTCTGTAGTTGCTCCATTAAGTGAATTGGGTGCAACTGAAACTCTATTAGTAAACACTTATATTGGAACAAACAAGTTGAAAACTAGATTACTCTCTCAGACACAAACCGCAAATGTCTCTTAATAAGAGTAATAAATAGAAGATGGCAACATTAAAAAAAATATACTCAGACATAGACCTCACATTCAAGCGTGTGCCAGGTACAAATGATATTGCTCTCCGTTATGATGAGAATGCCGTAATAGCCTCGGTTAGAAATCTTTTGTTGACTAATTTTTATGAGAGGCCTTTTCAGCCTGATGTTGGTTCCAATTTAAATCGATTACTATTTGAACCAGCGACAGAAGTTACCGCCTCAATTTTAGATACAGAAATAAGAAATACTATTAAAAATTATGAGCCAAGGGTTGCTATTGATGAGTTGGAAATTACACTTAATGAAGATGGAAATTCATTTTTAGTTTATTTAAGTTTTTATGTTGGAAATAACTCAGTACCAACAGCAGTTAACCTAATTCTTCAAAGGTCCAGATAATGGCATCAAATACAAACATACAAGTAGCTAATCTAGATTTCTCGGATATCAAGAGAAATTTCATTACCTATTTGCAATCTCAAGACACATTTAAAGATTACAACTTTACAGGTTCAGCTCTTTCTACACTATTGGATGTTCTTGCATACAACACACAATATAATGCTTTCTATCTAAACATGGTTGCAAATGAAATGTTTTTAGATTCGGCATTGCAGCGTTCTTCGGTTGTTTCTCATGCAAAATTAATGAATTATGTTCCAAAATCGGCAGTTGGACCTATTGCAGAAATTAATCTTGTTTTTAGTGGAGTGACAACTACAAGTCTCACAATCCCAAAATATACAAAGTTTCTTTCAGAACCTGTTAATGGAACAAATTTTAATTATGTTACAACAACAGCTACAACAGCAAGTGTGGTTAACAATTTTGCAAAATTTCCAATGATTGAATTGAAACAAGGAAGCCTTTCATCATACAGTTTTATCGTAAACTCTACAAACAATCCAAATTACATATATGAAATTCCAGATACCAATATTGATTTATCTACAATAGAAGTATTGGTTCAAGAGTCTAGTACAAATACCTACTATGATGTTTATAATAGTGAAACAAGTTATTTGGAATTAAATCCAACAAGTAAGGTATATTTTGTTCAAGAAGCAGTAAATGGAAATTATCAAATTTATTTTGGTGACGGCGTTTTAGGTAAACAATTGTCTGATGGAAATATCGTAAGAGTTAATTATCTAACAACATTGGGAACTGCTGGTGGATTAGCCAATAACTTTGTGTTAATGGACAATATTGGTTCTTATGCCACTATAACTGTTAATCCAATAATGGCTGCAACTCAAGGCATAGAAAAAGAGGCGATTGCTTCTATTAAATTCCAAGCACCAAAAGCTTTTGCAGCACAAGGCCGTGCAGTAAGTAAGAATGATTATATCACAGCAGTTCAACAAAACTCTTTAGGCATTTCTTTCGATGCAGTTTCTGTTTGGGGTGGCGAAGAAAATATTCCGCCAGTTTATGGTCAAGTGTTTATCTCATTAAAACCAAAAGGTGCCTACGATTTAACAACGACACAAAAAGAATTGATTAAAACTCAGGTTCTTAAACCAATTAGTATGATGACGGTTGAACCTACGATTATTGATCCAGATTATACCTATATTCAAGTTTCTGCAAATGTACTTTATAACACGGCTCAGACTACTTTGACTCCTGGAACAATGCAAACAGGAATACAAAATGCTATTTACAATTATGCGGCAAATAATCTAAACACTTTTAATTCCACATTCAGTTCATATGATGTTTTAACCACAATAAACTCATACAATAAATCTGTAGTTTCTTCTGATTTTACTATAAATGTCCAAAAGAAATTTTATCCTACATTAGGTACTTCAACGACATATAATCTCTATTATAATAGCAAATTAAAACGCGGGTTATATGGTTCTTCTTTAGTTAGTTATCCAAGTGTAACTATTACAAATCCAAGCAATACTGCAACAACATTGAGTGGTGTTTATTTTGAAGAAGTTCCCACATCTACCGTTGGTATAGATTCAATTTCAGTATTAAATCCAGGTTATAATTATACTGATACACCAACTGTGGTAATTACAGGTGATGGAACAGGCGCAACAGCTACTGCCAAAATTGTTAACAACAAGTTGTATTCAGTCACCGTAACAAATGCAGGCGTTGGATACACTTCCGCACTAGCTACAATTATTGCTGCTGTTGGAGACACTACAGGTACAGGCGCATCTGTAGTGGCACAGTTACAAGGTCAATATGGAACAATAAGAAGTTACATTAACGATACAGTTAAAGGTAAAGTTGTTGTTTCTGCTAATGTAGGCACAATCGATTACACAAATGGTATTGTTATATTAAGTAATTTTAATCCTGTATCAGTCGATAATGATTTGGGCCAATTAACCATATCATGTCAACCAACAACGACAATCATATCTTCTTCGTTGAATAGAATAATTACAATTGATCCATATGACTCAGCTGCGGTGAGTGTTTCTGTTACAGCTAAGAAAAGTTAATTAAATGTTACAAAGTACCAATAAAACATCGTTACTGGTTCCTTTTCAGCTTCCTAAATTCATTAGTGAGGACCCAAACTACGCCAATTTTGTCTTATTCATACAGGCATACTATGAATGGTTAGAAGAGCAAAATAATACATTAGATTTCTCTAAGAATCTTTTGAATTACATGGATGTAGACACAACCACAGAGCAGTTCTTACAGTATTATGTAAATGATTTTATGTCTTATTTCCCACAAGAAATATTGGCAGATAAAAGAAAAGCAATCAAAATAGCAAAACAACTGTATGAAAGTAAAGGTACGCCTGCTTCTTATAAGTTTTTGTTTAGAATACTCTACAATTCTGATGTAGAATTTTTTTATACTAAAGATGCTTTACTAAAAGCTTCTGCTGGTAAGTGGTATGTTCCTAGAAGTTTGAAATTGGCGACCAGTGATAAAAACTTCCTGTCAATTCAAAACCTTAGAGTATTTGGCAACATTTCAAAATCTATTGCAACAGTTGAAACTGCAATATTTGATGGTCTTAAAACAGAAGTATTCATTTCAAATGTTGAAAGATTATTCCAATCAGGTGAAACAGTTACTGTTGTTGATTCAAATAATCAAACATTATATTTCCTCAATGGTGCAATAGTACCAGAAGGAACAGCTGGTTCAGAATCTCTGACAGCACTCATTGTTGGCCAAATTAGTCAGGTTGTTATTGATCCAAACAATAGAGGTCTATCTTATAGTACAGGTGATCCAATTGTTTTTTATGGTGGGTTAAATTCAAATGTGGCTGGACCAGTTGGTGCAACCGCATATGTTGGCCAAGTTACATCAGGTTCAATTCAGCGTATTGTTGTTTCGAATGAGGGATATGGTTATACCACATCTACAGCAAACCTGCAAATTGGTGGTGCAAATACTTTTATACAATTTACAAATCTATCAGGTTCAAGTCCATCATCACCTATTGCAACAGTTGGTACTTTAAATCCTGCAGGAATTGCAAATGTAACTTTTATTCCAACCGATAGTATACAGTTAAAGAGATACCATTGCATTGGAAATATTGCAGGCAGTTCAGGCGCAAACACATATAATGTATCAACAGGACTTTGGACACAACAATCTTATCAGTTTGCAAATAATTTAAGTGCAAATGCAAATACAACTTTAGCAAATGCGTTTTCATTTACTGGTTTTACAACGTATCCAATTGCATCACTTATTGTACAAAATCAAGGCGGTGGTTTAAGTTCTCCACCATCCATACAAGCTATATCAGAATATACGACGGATGTCTATTCTCAAACAAATCTAGCTAACTTAGGTATTCTTTCACCAATTCAAATAGTTAAACCGGGTTCAGGTTATGCTAACAATGACCAAATTGCAATTATTGGTGGATCTGGTTATGGTGCTTTTGCTAATGTAACTGTCAATAGTTCTGGTTCAATTGTATCTGCGGACTATGTAAGTAACTTAACCAATATGATTTCTTTAGGTGGCATGGGTTACATGAATTCATTACCTGTTGCTGTTGTTAAACGTACAGCCAATGGTAATGTAACAATAAGAACAACAAGTTCAACAGTTACAGGTAACGGAACAAACTTTACTGCACAATTCAGTAATGGTGCTTTACTGGTAACAAATACAAATATTGTAATTGGTACGGTTCAATCTATTGTCAATGCAACATCAATGATACTTACTGCAAATTCTAAAATTAATGGAAATGCAAATTCATATTATTTAGGAACGGCACAATTATCGATACCTGGAACTTTAGGTACAGGTGCAACTTTTTCACAAACATTAAATCGTGTAGGTGCAATTACATCATTCAATATCACAGAAAACGGTCAAGATTATATTAGCGCACCAAGAGTATCATTAAAAGTCCAAGACTTAATTGTTTCCAATGTTTCGACATTGAGTATACCAGTGAATGGTGATATAATTTATCAAGGTGCAAATGTAAATACTGCCACATATATTGCTTCTGTGGACTCAATCAACGCATTACAAAATTATATTCCTGCAAATAACAGTATATACCAGTTGAGAGTATATAACTATAATGCAATACCTAATAAAAATCTGCCATTGAAAATTGATGTTAGGAGTGCTGCTTATTCTCTTGTTTCTGGTTATACATCCATACATAATACCACATTTGATAATTCTGTAGAGAATACACGATTTGATTCTGCAAATGGTATAATTACATATGGTGATGGTTTTGCAAAAGCGAATGCAACTTTCTTGAATGGTTTGGTAATTGGAAATGGCCAATATTTGGACACTTCAGGTCAACCAAGCGCCTTTGATGTATTGCAAAGTGTGGATTATAATAACTACACCTATCAAATAACACTATCTAAAGAGATTGAAAAGTATCGTGATGTGTTATTGAATCTATTACATCCATCAGGCACAAGAGTTATTGGTCGAATTGCAATGCGTTCAAGCAACAATATGAACTTCATTGTCAATGATGCATTAGATACAGGCCACACACTAGGTTTCTATGCAGGAAATGCTGCAACAGTATCTATTTCGGCAGGTAATGCAACAACTCCAAGTAATAACATGGTTACTTTCAATAATTTGTATGGTGCAAATATTGCTAGTTTTCTTACTGCAAATACCACAGAAATCGTATTTGTTTATGGAACAGGAATCAATGATTCCGTTCATGGTTTAGTTTCTAAAATAAACTATGCAGCGAATACAGTAACACTACAAGACAATGTTTGGACATACTTTGCAAATGTGGCTGTAGGTACTTCTGCATCCAATGGTAATAACCAGATAATAAATATAACATCATTGACATATAGTTATAACATTGTCAACAATGGTACCTATAGTAATACGGCGTATCCTATATTAGATATTATTCGTGTTGGTGATACGATTACAGTTAATGGAGTAGCTCAGACAGTAACATCTTTCAGTTCTCCGTATACTTCTGTTACTTTAAGTGGTCCATTGACAAGTGGTGCAAACGGATATATTTCTGTTGGTAGAAGTATTACTTCTCTATACAACAATGTTCAAATTATTGGACCAGTCGGAACACAGTATCTTGCTCAACTAGGAACAGAAACCGGTGATATATTAACTTCAGAAACAGGCGCTTGGCTTCTAATAGGATAAAAAATGTCAACAATTAAAATCTCAGAATTACCTAAATTTTCAACAATCAATGCAAACACAGCAAACACTTTGTTTGTTGGTATTGATATACCCTCTGCACAAACATTCCAGTTTTCTGCCGGAACATTAGCAGCTGGTCTTTATGCGAATACTGCATTGGTTGTAGGTAACAATACCACCCTTTTACCTAATACGATTGCACAGTTTTCATTGGCCGGTGAATCATATGTACAAACCAACTTTGTTAACCTGAATGGCGGCGGCACAGCTGACCATGTTATTACTGCAAACAATGGTACAGATTCTACATATTTCTTAGATTTAGGTTTGGCAAATCCTGCATATCAACCAGGTTCCGAATTCAATAACATCGGTACTGCTGTTGCTCCATTAGATGGTTATCTTTATGTTCAAGGCGGAAGTTCAGCAGGATTACTTGGTGGTAATTTGATTATTGGTACTACAACATCAAATACAGAAACTAGATTTATGGTTTCTGGTGGCACATCATCCAATGTTATTGCTAAGATGACTTCTACCGGTTTCAAGATGGTCAATGGAAATCAAATTTTCTTCTCAGATGGAACTTCTCAGAACACCGCAGCTGCTTCTAATGCATACTCACAGTCTGCATTTGCTAAAGCAAATAATGCACTTGCAAATACAACAGGCACTTTTTCAGGTTCTTTAACTATTACAGGTGCAGTTGTTGCTAATACCGGTAATATTGGTAGTTTAGCACTTGCAAATAATACAATATATTCAGCATTAACAACTGTTGATATGATTATTGGCCAATCAATAGCAACTGCAAATTTGGTTATCAATCGTACAACAAACATCACTAAAGATATTAATATAACAGGCAATCTAGTAACTAACGGAACACTAATAGATTTCAACAACACAACTTTTGATCCAAATACCGCTTTTATACAGATAACTGGAGCTAATACGGCTTATCAAGCATCAAATACAAATTATATGTTGCAGATTACCGGTAAAGCAAACACAACAACACGCTTAGTATTAGATAGTTTTGGTCAAAATACCTATC